TAAGAATTTTGAGTTTAAGAAATACATTGTCGAAGCTGGGCAGTTCGGATCATAAACCACATCGGAATTTCTGAATTTCAATGTTTCAAAACCTGCTTGAGCTAATTCGGAAGACATAGTCCTCTGAATTGTGGTCAAGGAAGTGTTGTAAAATTGCCAAAAAATTTGATCTGCAACGATAGTGTCGGGCGCAAAAGCTGGACCTTGTACTAAGCATCTTATGAATAAACTTGTCATAGCGGGTTGAATGGTAGTTGCGCTTGGCGTTACAGATTCCGCTGCAAAACCATAAAGCTGATTTCTCCAAAAAGGATAAGAAGCGCGATCAATTCCGCCTACTGTTCCAGTGGTAGGGATCTTGGAAACTAGATGGCTTAAACCTTCTAATTCATTCGGATCTGAAGCATCGGAAAAAAGAGAAGTAGCCAACATATCAACGAGTGAGATGATTGTTGAATCAACGCCATTTTTTACTAAGTCCAATAACTTTTCTTTGCTTTGGTTGGTTGTAATATCGCGATCAAAGAAGGGGATTGAAGAGATTAGCGCTTTTTGCTCGAAATCTGCAAAAGTTAAATAGTCCTGCGCTTCAGTATTAAACTGGCCGTAAGGATTTTGCCATGCAGTATTTGAGTTTTTAGCATACAATAACTTCTCACGGAAAGGTTCGCCACCGGATTCGGCTTTAAAACTATCATTCTTTTTCATTTTGAAAAAGAGAGCGTTATTGTTAGAAATGTTATCAATCGCCTTGTTTTGCATGTTTTGCAAAGTTGCAGAGACTAATTGACCTTGTGTTTGTGGATTAACCATAAATTTTTATATTTATTTAAAATATAAAAAACCTATTGGAAAATTTAGTTGGAAGCGTTATCGAGGATTTCATACAGAACATCGTCTAAGCTCTTCTCTTGAGGAGCTTTGGAGAATTTTAAAGATTGATTGTTAATTCCTTTTGCTTTTTTAATTGCTGCCTGCTTTTCAGCTTCAATCCGCGCTCTTTCTTTAGATTTTACATCCTCCAATGATTTATTATAAACCTCATCATTCATGCGCAAAGCACGATCATAAAGCTTATTAATTTTATCATCAGGATAAATGCCTGAAAGCCGCTCTATATCACCAATTAAATCATCAAAGTAAGGGTTTTTAAGGCTCCCATCGGCGTCTTTTTGCTCCTTAAAACTAATAATTTCAGCTTGAATTGTTTCAATTTCTTTTCTCTCGCTATTCTCTTTTAACCTTCGATTTTCTTCAACTAAAGATTCAACAGTTTTTTCTATATCTTTTTGTTTTTTATAAATGACTTTCTCTTCTTGAGTAAGAGAGTCTTCGTCTAATTCATCAGACCCAGATTGCTTTTCGGCATAATTAAACTTCGTTTTTAGAGCATTGATAATTCTGGTTGGGTCTTTTTCTAATTCTTTTTCAAACTGAATTAATTTCTCTAATTGAGAAAACCCACTATTGGTATCAAGGCCATACTTCGAAAATAATTGCCTGCTAGTCTCGGCTATTTTTTTTTCTTGCCCTAGCTCAGTTAATTTTTTATCAACTGTGGCGCGCATCTTTCTAAAAGCATTGGCTTGCGCTGCCCTAGTTTCTGCATCTGCTTTTGATAAAATATCTCTAAGCTCAGGATCTAAATTTTTAAAATCTTCATCTAAGTCATCGGACGGCGTTTGACCCTCCTCTTCTTTAGATTCAACTTCTTCATTTGAAGATTCGGCGGCATTATCGACCCCCTCCTCTTCTTGTTCTTGTTTTGCTTCTGCCTCAATATCGGGCTTTTCTTCTTTTGGTGCTTGCGGTTCTGCCGCAGCTAAAATTTTGTCAAATTCTTGTTCTAAATCTTCTGATGCCATGATTGATGCTTGCAGTTTACAATAGGGTTGGTGATAAGGGGTGGATTCGAACCACCAATCCTTTCTTCCGTAGAAGAATGCTGTTTCCAAAGGCTTATAGCCTACTACTAGCTATCCTTGTCATATTAAAAATTCGGAATGTCATTTATATCACAGCCCTTAAATTGTCGTGATCCAGCATTACTGCCGGGCGACCAGTCCCTGATTACTAAATTATTTTCCTTTAGGTAATTCTTGTATGATTGCGCTGTGGTATGCTTATTTCCCATATTATCCACAATTGCGCCTTTATCTCTAATTTGCTCATCAAATGATGAAATTGATTTAAACACTAATGAATTGCTTGAAAGCAACGAACTTCTGCAATCACGAAGCTTTTTCCTTTTTCTAAAAAAATATTTGATTTCAGAAATTAGTGGTTGAAACGTAAATCTTTCTCTAGTTTCACAACGATTTGCAGCGTAATCCTGATAAAATAAATCTCTAAATCTCATAATTGCCTTAATACCGATATCTGAAATTTTAAGTTTTCTTTAATTTCTTCGATCAAATCCTTGTTGCTTAGTTCTTGTTTAATCACCATCTCAAAAGCCTTAACATCTGCATCGAAGAAAATGCAAATATATCTTTCAATTTCATCAAGATTAACTTTACAGAGATTTTTTACGCTTAATTCCTCAAGTGATTTAATTTTGATAACCAGCGCTTCTTTTTTAGTTGGAAGAATTATTTTGCTCATTCTTTGTTTCTTTGGATCTTTTTTCTAAGTCAGAACTGCGGGCTTCGACATTTTCGCTTGCAACATGCGCCTGCAAAACTGCCTTACTTTCATCCAAAACTAACTTTTCTCTATCAATCTCTAATTTGCCTTTATCATATTCTGCATTAGATTTGGCAGTAAATTCTTTAACGCCCACCTCACGATCTTTGAATTCAACCTCTTTTTGCATCATTTGTTGCTGCATCTGTGCAGCCTGTGCTTGAGCCTGATCTGCACCTTGGTTATCCTCATCTGCCAGCAACTCTTCAACCTCTTCACTGCCATCAAAGCGGCGCATGATGTAAGACAAGATGGCTTTAAAGGCATCCTTACTCACGATACCCTCTTGTAGAGCTGGTAAAAAGTCTTGCGATACCTTGGCTATGGCATCGGCAAAATCTAATACTGATTGACGCTCTGCGTCTTGATCCACCTTAATTGTGCTGTCTGTTTCCACTTCTATCGCCCAGCCGCGTAGCTTGTCGTCTTTTAGAATTTTGTTGGCTTCTTTTAAGAGATTTATTGTTGTTGCCTGCCCTGTTTTAATCTCGTTCTGGTAAGGCTTAAACTTTGCCGCAAAAAATTGTTCTCTTTCTTCTTGCGACATTGGAGGCTGTCCGGCTTTCTGCCTTTTTTCATCTTCTTGATGCGATTCCTCGGTAATATCTTGGCTTACTTTATCCATATTATGAACTTTCATCTGCGCCATGTGGGCTAGTTCAAAGGTATCAAAGTTTTCAGCAATCAACTCAACTATGATGCGAATTATATCGCGGCAGAAAAACTCTACTTCTTTTTGCTTTGGTTGTATTCTGCTAATCGCATAATTGCCTTTTAAAGTTTGAGCTGTAGCAGTTTCTTTAGAATCAGTTTGACCCCGGACAATATCGCTGATACCGCTTATTTCTTGAATCGCGGTGATGGTTTGCTGTCTTTCTTCATAAAGAATTTGAAGCACGGACGCAAGCTTTGCAATATCGCGCTCGTAAATCATTTTGTTTATATCCATATCAGGGGGTCCCTTAAATGGATGGTATACATCTATTGCGCGTAAAAAATTATCCGCATCAGTTGTTGTCAAAGCTGAATTATAGCCACCACCCATCGAGATATAAGGCAATATAGCCATAATCCGATTAGAAATCCGATCTAATTCTTGCGCTTGCCGCTCGTAATATGTGTAATCAGAAATCGGATAGTTAACGTCGTCAACTCCGCTATCAATTCCTAATGGTCTTGGAATATTAAAGAAATTCTTTAGTTTGTAAGAATCCTCAACTTCTCCTAAAAGATTATCTTGATACCCAGCGCTCCAATATTTGATCTTATTATCTCTCTTGTCCCAAATTTCCCAAACTTCTGCTTTTTTAAATAAGCTTTCAGGCTGTAAATCATCATTTATTACCTCACTATTAGCTTCTTCCTCTAAACTAATTTTTTTCCCTCTAGCAATGCCTAATTTCTTTTTTAAATCTTTTATCTCTTGTTGGGTGAGTTTATGTCTAAATGACACCCAACAAACATCTTCCCATGTTTCAGCGGGTGAGAATAGAACATTTCTCCAACTTACAAACTCTAGTTTAATTTCTTTTTCGCCTAATTCTTCTCTTTGCTCTGTCGCTTCAATTTCGGTATCAATAACATCTTCAATTTCAAGCTGCTTAACCGGGTCAACTTTGATAATCTCTTGATTGAATATAACCTTGCAAACACCACGATTTACAAGAAGATAATTATTTCTTGCTTGTTCAATTGGCACTTGTGCGTTAGTATCTTCTAAAATCCTTTTAACATTTCGCTCTAGTAATATTGAGAGTAATTTATTTACATTACTCTTCTCTAAATTCCTGCGTCTTATCCGTGGATTTGGAAGCCTTGAAAATACTAGCGGTTTTAATGTCTCAATATTTGAATAGAGAATATTATAAACTGGCTTAACGTCTCTTGCGCCCCGTGCGTCACTAACACTATAATTTTTAGATTTATAAATTTTGATTACCTTCTCAGCATCATCAACAAAATCTTTCTCATTAGTAATTGCATTCTGGATCTCATCGTTCCAATATTTCCATTTCCAAGCTGCCCCAACGGATTCCTTAACCTGACTGATGCTTTCAATCTGGCTAATGGTATTGGTCTCGCTGCTCATGTTGTTTAATTCGTCTCTGTAAAATTTCTATTTGATCTTGTACGTATATTTTGTTGTCTTCTCTAACTATTAATTTCTTTGGCTTATATTCTTCTTCCCACGCAATCGCTAACATTCTGAAAGCATCTGCAGGGTGAGATGTCCAATCATGCTTTGGCTGATCTTTAAAACACTTCTTATCATCATCCCATTCTCGCTGGTATTGCTGCAAAGCTTCTAAGCCTTCAGGGCATCCATCTTTATTAAACCAAGTGTAAGATAGCATCTTTCTAACTGCTTGAATCCCATCTTGAACTGATAAGCTCGGCACAATTCTAACAACACCCCATCCACCCAATTTATTAGTTAGCTGCTCTTGTATTGATTTTCCGCCACTAGCGAGGGTTTTGGCCTTTGCATCGTGCGGAAGCCAATGGAGATCATATTTATAATCTTTGGATAAAATGTAATCGGCGTAGAAATCCATATCACGGCCAGAGGCGAAGAAGTATTCTAAAACTCTGATTTCGCCCGCTATTACTTGATAAAACCATATTGCCGTATCATCTGACCATCCCAAATCCCATGCAGTATAAACTTTATAAGCCGGGTCATAATCAACCTTTGTTATTCGTCCTTGCTGTTCTGCTATTACAAGCTCTTTTCCGTAATAAGCGCCAGTAATCGCTGCATCAAAAGAGCACTCGAACTCCTGTTGGTATTGCTCCTCTGTCATCTCACGCTTTAGCGATTCCAACTCATTAAATGGTACAATGCCCGTTTCACTTGCCTTAAGCTCTAAATATAGCCAATCAGGTGAACTTTTGGCATGTTGGCAAATTTTAAAGAAATCATTACGACCTTTCGGAGTTCCAATAAAGGAAGCTCTACCAAGCCTATCAACTAGAGTTGGTCTAATTACTTCTGGAAAAAGCCGCGGGTTCATATCCGCATATTCATCCATAACTACATCATCTAAATAAATACCCCGTAGAGCATTGATATTATCTGCGCCATATAATCTAAACTGTCCACCGTTGGGAAAATCAATTCTAAGTTCACTTTCATTAGCTTTTGCGCCAGGAACTGCTAATCCGAATTCCTTGGCATAGGTCCACGCTACAGACTTTGCCTGCTTATAAAAAGGGGCAATATATGCTGTGCGTGGATTAGGTTTGTTTAATGTTAATGCTGTTTTAATCTTGTCATTTACCTGCGATACCGTTTTGCCACATCTTCTATGCGCTACTATCGCTTCAAATCTTTGTGTTCTATAATGTGATGGTAAAAAGATTTTGCGCGGTGAATAAGGTATTATTACTCGCTGGATCCCCATTCAATTATCATTTTTAAAGGCAGATTATCTTTATTGCCAAGATCAATAGATGATAATTTTGCATGTATGTAAGGAGCAGCTTTGTTTGCAGCATCTAGCGCTATTGTATAAGCTGTGGCTTTAAGAATTGGGCTTTGTTCTTTGTGGGCCTGACTATAATGATCACGCATGATTTCAATTAAAACCTCGAGCGGAGTAAGGCCAGTTTCGATAACCTTTTCTTTTACTTGCTTGTTTATTTTATTAGCGACGCCTTTCTTGCGCCCACCTGTTTTCTTAGTTCCCCTTTTTCTTCCTGGCATCTATTCATTGATGTAAAGTTGATTATCGTATATCCACAAATTTCTGATATTCCTACAAAATTTTTAATGAAAGACTCAGCTGCATTTTTAGCCTGTTTTTTCGAATCAAAAGAGTCAAATACTGAATCTTGGATACCAATAAAATCACCACTCTTACATGAGATAATTGGGATATACTTCATTCATATTTAATTTTGAACAACAAAAAAGGGCCTCACCTTTCGGCTGGCTCTGAATTTTTCGTCTAAGATCGATACTGAAAATTATTAATAAACTTTCTCGGTTTAAAGTCAATAATTAATTTTCATAATAATTATAAATTACTTTTGCGATTTGTTGAGCTCGCTTTTTAATGTTATCGTTATCAAAGCCGGATGATTCCGAAACCCTATTAATGCTAAGACGATATTCAAATATATCGCACAGAACTATTTGATAAATTGTTAAATTCTCTGTGCCAGTTATTTCCGTCAATTTCTTTCTTAATTTTCTTTGTCTATGATTGCAAAGATGATTTACTAACATTTTAACATCATTAACTCGCATAGAAGCTTGAGAGTGCCTATCTGCGAAGCCAAATTCACTAGTGCCAGCTGGAATTCCATTAGCTATTGCTTGTGCATAATTTGTGCATAAAGAGAAATCAAAATCTATTCTGTACTTATCTGCTGCGGAAGATTCTTGATATGATATATGCCCATCTTCATATAATCTTTTGATCGGATCAATAACTTTTGCTTTAATCTTTACTTTCTTTTCGTCTTTTCCGCGATATGTATATTGTATCTCATGACCCTTATTTTCTAATTGTTCATAAAGCTTTTCGTTTATTATAGGGCGGCGGGTCATGTATCCTGATTTTATTGAAGGGAAAACGAAATCTAAATAATTCTAGTTTAGAAATAACTATATGTAGTTATTAATCAATGATATTTACTATATGTTGATAGTTTTTCATAACAAGTCCTTTATCAACTCTTCAATATTAATTCCCTTTTTCTCAAGCAACATCACATAGAGAGTATCTGAGAGTGCAGGATTGTTTTTAAGCGCAAACTGAAAATTGCGCCCATTCTTATATCCAGCGCGGATCATAAAATCTACTTTTGCTATTTTATTCTTTTTAAGTGTTTTTTCTATATTCATTTTTAAGTAAAAAAGTTTTAATTCAGATTAGTACATTTAAAATAAATACGCAACTTTCTTCTATCTTTTACCATGCAAATGGGAAATTATGTGTTTTTTTGGTATTTAGAGCCTTGATATACACAGCCTTAGAAAAAAAATGTAGGTAATTAACTTAAAACAGGAAAAAAAATGTTGACACCATAAAATTACCATACATAATCACTCCATCATCAGTTGATGAGAAAAAATATTAATAACAAAAAACGGAGTTACTTATGAAAACAATGTTTAAAACAGAAACAATAAAATCAAAATTTAAAAACGAATTTATTGAGTAGGTAATTGTTGCTAATCTCTTTAAGAGAGAAGCAATAATAGCAAAAATAAAAAAATCAATAATGCTCACTAATTGACTACATCAACCAAATTATTAATTGACAAGCAAAGGAGTAAATATGTCAAAAGAAGATTTATTTTTCGCTGTCACTAATGAAGCAAGTTTAGATGGCCTTAAAAATTGGCTTGAGAAACGCTATTACAACTCTTGGACAATACTTATGGGGTATAGCAGCTAAATGTGGTGTTCGAAGCCCGCTGCTATACCTCACTTGTTCAGTGATGCGCACAGGATAAGAGCTAAACCCTTTTTTCTGCGCGGTTTTTTTATTATAACCACAATTTAGGAAAATACAATGACAACCTACATTTTATATAAAACCTGGTCAAAACAATATACTTCCAAAAAGCAAATTCTTGATGATGCAAATCTTATAATTGAAAAAGGAAATAAGCTAATCGTCGAGGTGAAAGTTACTGAGAAGTTAGTTGGAGGCGACGAAAAAATATTAATTAATGAAACAAGGAGGGCAAAATTGAAGACACAAAAACTTTAACGAGGACAGACACTGGAATGTCTGCCTCATTTATGTAAATAATGCAAAAAAAATATATATGAACAAATCAAAAAGACAAGAAATACCTTTGTGTTATATTTTAGAAGAGCAAATCGGAAATTTCGCTTTAATTGAAGATAGGGCTGCGCAAAAAGAGGAAAGTAAGTGGGGAAACTTTTGCAAAGGTTTCAAGGTTGGCAGTGTTATCTCACTATCGATCGGTATCACAGTAAAATGCTTGGGGGGTTTATGGACCTGGAATCTTTTATAATCATGATTATTTGTTTAATTTTTGGTGTAATTTATTTTTTATTATTTTTTGGAGAATATTTATGGCAATAACCGTCACAGAACTATTGCATAAAATTGCAAATGCGAAAAGTAAAGATTTGCTAATTCATCATTTTTTGTTTTCTATCTCCGCGCTGTTTTCTCTTCAAACTATTGAAGACAGAAAAAGAGTTATGAATCTTGTTAAGCAAAAAATGGCCAATTTGGATAAAGAGCATGAGCTCAAAAGCAAATTGGTTTTTTGTAATTAATCACAACCGGCAAATTCACCACGTTTGCGAATTTTTAGGAAACAATGGCTCTAAAAGAAATAAAAAAAGAAAAATTTGTAAAACTTTATGCAAAAATATGGAGCGATCCCAAAGTTTTGGAGTTAGATTTGTTTGAGCATGGATTTTTTGTACTCAGCTGGTCAAATGTCTATTCAATCAAAGTAATTTCTGGAATTTATGAAATAAGCAGAGGCACTATAGAAGGGCTTCTCGGCTTTTCTGATGAAAGATTTTATATGTTATCACAATACGGAATAAAACTTCCGAAAGAAAAATTTTTGGCTCGTCATATCATAGATAAAATTATAGAAAATTTTAACAAAAATCACGCTTCTATGCTTGAATACGACGCTAAAAATCACATGATGTCAGTTAAAAATTACTTCAAATATCAGTATAAAACAATTGGTAACGTATCTGTCGCAGCAAAAATGCTTCTAAACGAATTAGGAGACTTTTTTAAAAAATCAGAAAGATTTTGGTTGGAATTTGGAGAAAAAAATAAGCAAGAACTCTTAGAGATAGCAGAAAAAATCGATGAACTTATCAAGCAAAATGATTTATTACTTTTTGATTTGAAACAGGATTTAAAAAAAGTGTTAGAGAAAAAAGAGAAACCTGCTGAATCATTGCTAAAAAAAATAAATACAACAAAAGATAATCTTCAAGATTATGAAAAATTAAAGCCTCGTTTTGCTAATTTTTTAAAACTTCTAAGACTTACATAACAGTTAAGTAAGTCTTACCTAACCCTTCCCTAACTGTTATGTAGGTTTAGGCTTAGTTCTTTCAATTGCTATCAACATAGTTGATATTAAAGGAGATATATAGGGGGTAAAAATCAGAGTTTTAACAGCTTTATATTCAATTTATTAACCATTTTATTAACATTTTATTTTTTTAATTTTATTAACTTTTTTTGGAATTTTTATGAACATTGAAAAACTTTATAAACAGCAAGTAAAAATAGCTCATTCTGCCACCGACAGAATGATTAAAGAAATAAAGGACAAAGGGGGTAAGGAAAACTTTCTTAAAATATTGGGTGGTATCGCTATTCCAACAATATTAGAATCATTTTTAGAAAGCATGCCAGAAGGAAGTACCAAGACAATATATCTCAAAATGTTAAAAGATATTATCGGAAACTCTCGTAAGAAAATTTTAGCTCTCCAAGATCATATTCAAATTGGTAAATTAAATGTAAAAGATTCTACTCTTGTCAGCAAATATATATCATTACATCCGCCTCTTTTGAGAAAAGACAATCCGTTATCCTTGGTGCCAGAAGCTGTAAAAATAATAAATGAATTCAAAGATCCAGAAAAAATCAAACAAGAAATGAAAAGACGTGTCGATGAAAAACTCGATAAATGGGCTAAAAGTTAATTTTTGCTATCTAACTACAAATTTACCCCACTTTCCTATTCTACGTTAAGAAAAAGTGGGGTTTTATTAATTTTAAATGAGGATTTATGACAACTAAAAAAGATATTTGGCATTATAGAGAAAAATTAAAAGATAATAAAATCTCTCCAGAAAGACAAGTGATCATAGATATTGGAGATCAAGAAGGGCCTCATATTGGCGCATCAAGCGGAAGTGCTGGTTATATTTATCTGGTTGGTTTATATGAGTGGACAGATAGCTATGAGCCAAAAAAGGTTCCTGTGAAAGATATTATAAGATGGTGTTATTTTAGTGATTTTGTTACAAATTCATTATGCAAGGATAAGAAGTAACATGAATTTGAAAGAAAAGATTAAATATTCTGAGTTAAAAAAAGCGTTAGAAATGCTCAAACGACACGAAAATCAATTTACTGCCGCATCAGAATACAATAGCGCTGTGTCTTTTGTGTTTAAGGGTAATGAATTAGAAAAACAAATAAAAATAGTTGAAGAAGGCCTAGGAATAATCCAAAAACAACAAGAAATCATCACTGAGCTCAAATCAATAATCGAATACAACGATAGCGTCATATCTGATAAAAAAGATGAATGGTATTACAAAAGTTACATGAGTGATTTTATTAAAACTGTTAAGAAGAGAATTAAGGAAATGGAGGAAAATTACTAAATCTGATTCCTTTTTTCTCGTTAATGCCCTTTTCCTCGTTATTACGTGCTCTTTTCCTCGTTGATAAGGGTTGTTTTTATGCCTAAAATCTCGTTGTTATATGCCCTTTTCCTCGTTTATAAGCGCTGAAAACCCTTGATTTTATTGCCTCTGGAGCTTCCTAAAGACTATTAAAGACTATTAAAGACTATAAAATATAGCTAATGACGAGGAAAAGGGAATGAAGTTATAGACGAGAAAAAAGGCATAAACGAAATGATTCAAATAACGAGGTTAATATAATAACATGTTGAATAATTAAATCTCGTCTTTAAAAATATTCTTTTTCAAAAATGCGATAGAAGATAAAATGGAACTAGTAGAATTTAAGAAGGAAAAAATAGATAGATTTGCTCACTCGAACAAGCTAATTGAAGCCAGGTATAGTTTAAGCCTGCCCGAACAGCGACTTGTGTTGATGATGGTACAAATGATAAAGCCGGAAGATACTAATTTCAAGGAATATAAAATAGATATTCGTGAATTTGCTAACTTCTTTAGTATCAAAGGGGATTCTATAGTTGCCAATGTTAAAAAAGCGGCCAAATCGTTGCTAGCAAAGGTATTAACGATAAAGGATGACGAAAAAACACTTTATACCAACTGGATTTCTTCAGCAGAATTTCCAGATGGAAAATCTTATGTGTCTTTGTGTTTTGATCCAAAGTTAAAGCCGTATTTGCTTGAGCTAAAAGAAAAATATACTTTTCTTGAAAATAAGTATTTGATAAAACTTCGCAGTGTCTATTCAATCAGGATTTATATGCTCTTAAAGCAATATGAAGGCTATAAAAAAGAAAGAATTTTTGAGCTTAAATCTTTCCGAGAAATGCTGGGAATTCTTCCAAACGAATATCTACGACTTTATGATCTAAAAACTAATGTTATAAACCGGGCTGTAGCTGACATTAACAATAAAACTGACCTCAAAATTTCTTGTAAAGATGGAAAAACAAGTGGGCGAAAAATCTTGGAAATAATTTTTACTATCAACGAGAAAAAAGGCATAAAATTTGATGAAACCCCAAAAAATAAGGACGCAGAAGAAAAAAAAGGGGATAAAACTATAAAAATAGAGCTTTCGAAAGAAAAAGAAGTTGTTAATCCTAGGAAAAATCTATTCCAAATTCAAGCGCAATTTGAAGAGTTCTGGAAAGATTATCCAAAAAAAATTGCAAAAGAAAATGCCAAAAAAGCTTTTATAAAGCTAATAAAAGAAAATTCAGATAATTTTGATTTGATAATTAAGGGATTAAAAAATTACAGCGCTGATATCAAAAAGCAGATTGATAAAGATCCAGATTGGAATTTTATAGCTCATCCGGCAACCTGGTTAAATGGAAGGAGATTTTTTGATGAATATGAAGTTAATTTGCCGAAATCTTCTGAGAAGCCAAAGAGTTTTTTTAAAGAAGAAGAACCAAAAGAAATAACAAATTTGAGAAATACTTTAAAAAGAGAGTTGGCAAATATCGGAAAAGCAGCAGCTTGGAGGTATTTTGGAGAAGAAATTGAAAAAACTGACACAGGCTTTCGGATTAAAGCATTAAGCAGTCATGCAGAAAATTACAAAGACATTCTTCAAAAACTTAATATTGAACTTCAACTTAACTAAAAATTATGAAAATAAACATTATTACCGATCCAAATAGTTGGTTTAATTCCTACATCGATACCTTTTTGATTCCTAGTTTATCAAGCCATGATGTTTCAGTGGTTACTGATGTTAAGAATATTCAGAAAGGCGATATCCTCTTTGCATTAAGTTTGTATCAAATAATCAAACCAGAATATTTAAATCTTAATAAAAGCAATGTAGTAATTCACGAAAGCGATTTACCTGCAGGCAAAGGGTGGTCGCCCTTTGCTTATCAGGTGTTAGAGGGAAGAAATGATATTATTTTCTCGTTATTTGAGATTGATAAAAAAATGGATAACGGGCCGATCTATTTTAAAGATACTTTAAAGCTTGAGGGGCATGAGCTTTGTGAGGAATTGAGAGATTTGCAGGCCAAAAAAAGAATTGAAATATGTTTGAAATATGTTGAGCAATTTCCAATGAAAGCCCTTCCACAATCTGGCGTAGAATCTTTTTATAAAAAAAGAACTGGAGCAGATTCAGAATTAGACATTAACAAAACCATAATTGATCAATTTAATTTGCTTCGAATAGTTGATAATCAATTTTATCCAGCGTTTTTCAATTACAAAGGAAATAAATATAAAATTGCAATCGAAAAAATAAAATAATTTTGTTGATTTTGGAAATATTTTTTATTGTATTCTTGCAAGTTTGTTTGTAAGTTAATTAAAAAGCATATTAATTTTTTTTTAAGAAAAATGTCTAAAAAACAATCCATTTCAGTTACTTTTAGCGTTAGAATTCCGGATCAGCTGCGGGAAACTATCAAATTAATTTCTGTAAAACAAAAAATCTCTATGCAAGAATTTGCAAAGATTGCATTGAAAAAATTAGTCGCTGAATATGAAAAAAAGTAGGGTTATATCTGTAATTCTCCAAAAGGGCGGCGTTGGAAAGACAACAACGGTTGTTAATTTGGCTGCCGCATTGTCTCTTCTTGGTTACAAGGTGCTAACTATAGATTTTGATCCACAAGGCAATTTGACAAGCCAATTTTTTACTGAGGAACAAATGGAATCTCAGTTTACCATCTATGATTTGTTAAAAGAAGAAGCAAGAGATGATGATAAAGAATCGCATTTAAATGCAGTAGATGTAATTTTAAAATATATAAAAGAAGATGTAAAATTTGATATTTTGCCTGCAACTCCAGCCTTGGGTCAAGCAGATTTTGAGTTAATAAGTTTACCTGGTCGCGAATTCTTGCTCAAAAAGATTCTAAATAAAATTAAAGGATATGATTTTATTTTAATCGATTGCCCACCTAGCTTGGGAATTCTAACAATAAATGTATTATCATGCTCAGAGGACAATGAATTAATTATTCCTGTTAAACCTGCTTTTTTTAGTAAATTAGGAATTAAAACCTTAAATAAAGTTAGAAAGAATTTAGAAAAAAAGATTGCGGTGAGACAAAAAAGTTTCAGATTTTTACTTACTATGTTTGAAGAAAGAAAAATTCAGCATAATCAAACTGTAAAAGAAATTGAAGCCCAATTTTCAGAAAATGAAATTTTTGAAACAAAAATTAGATTAGCCGAAACCATTGCCGTTTCCCCTTCTTACGGACTAGATATTTTTAATTTTGCTCCAAATACTAATGGCACAATTGATTATGCAAATTTAGCAAAAGAGATAATAAACAATGCCTAAACACGAACAAAAGCAATTAAATCTTAAGGTACAAAATGATTTTGATTTGCCAGACATTACACCACCAATAAAAACAGAAGAAATACAAGAACACCTTGAACAAAAAATTAGCAAATCAAAATCCAAAGATAAATTTATCAGAGTAAATCCAGAACGAATTGTTATTGTAAAAGTTGGTTTTGAATTGCCAGAAGAAGATGATTTAGAGATTGAATTAATTGCGGTAACTCAGAGAAAAGCAAAAAAAGATTTGCTTGCCGAGATAGTAAAAGATTGGCTTCGTAGAAATAAAATAAAAAAAGTGTACTAATATTTAAATAATTGCTTGCATTCTTGCAAGTTTGTTTGTAAGTTAATTAAGTTAATTAGTTATAAATAAAATAAACAATTATTAGTTTTATTTATGATAAAATTAATCATATTATTAACTGATAAATTGTTAAAGAAATTAATGAAAAAATTAACTTATATCGGAAATGAAATAAGTAGTTTGGATTTTCTGAAGCAACAAGCACGTAACCTTTTTGCGAGAATGGGTCATTTAATAACTGATAAATTGAGTTATGAAGGCTATAAATCTGATATAGAAGAAATCGAAGATGAAGAAGAACTAGAAACACTAATTGCTGAATTAGATGATGAAGAAGTTAAAGGATTAATGAGAGAAGAGGAAGAAAGATACGCTTACCGTCATTGGCCAGAAGACGATTACGGGGATGGGTATTTTTCGAAAGTTTAATTTTATTAATCAACTTTAACTTAAACAACTAACTTAAATTTTATGACAATGGAAATTAAAAAAGCAGTTAGAAAGGCAATACCAGCTATAATTTTATTTTATGGGAGAAGTGGCAGCGGCAAGACATATTCAGCACTTAAATTAGCACAAGGCATGATTAGTGACGATAAAAGAATATGCTTGATTGATACTGAAAACGGAAGGGCTTCACATTATGCAGATGAATTTGATTTTGACGTAATTGATCTTGAGCCACCTTTTTCGCCCGCACGTTATATTGAGGCAATAAATCTGGCAAGGAATAATAATAAATATGGCGTAATTATTACTGATAGCATTTCTCATGAATGGGAAGGTTTAGGTGGATGTTGTGATATTGCTGATGAAATAAGTGAAAGTTTAAGAAAAAAAGGATCCTCAGGAGATGGATTGAATATCTGGGCCAAGCCAAAAGCAGAACATAAAAAATTTACTTTAAATAATCTCTTTAGATCAAAAATTCCAATTATTTGTTGTGCTAGGGCAAAGGAAGAGCTGGAGCAAGTTAAAGTTGATGGAAAAAGCAAAATTGTAAAAAAAGGGTTGGTTCCGATTCAAGAAAAGAACTTCCCTTACGAGATGCTCGTAACTTTCAAAATGGAAGGAGACGGAAAATTTGTTTTGGAAAAATCTTCAACTCGTGAATTAAAAACAAAGTTATCGGCTATCAAATCAGATTTTATCAATGAAGAATTTGGGAAAGTCATAGCTAATTGGGTTTCTGGTGGAGAAAGAATTGATAGTGAGGCTTTAAAGCTTAAGGAAGATGCTAGGGATGTTGCTATGAATGAAGGTGAGTTAGCTTTAAAAGAGTGGTTTAGTAATTTAAGTGATCAAGACAAGTTAATTGCTAATAGACTACCAATTGAATTTAAAAGAGATTTAAATCGAATTGCCAGGGACCGAGACCAATCAGAGGTTGAAAATCGCAATTCGAATTCTGGCTCAATTAGTGTGGCATCTCTAAAAACTCCTGCAAAAGAGCCGATTATAGAAACTCCAAAAGCACCTAATCCCGAACCTGTCCAAACTGATATAGAATATTTTACTGCAGCCGAAGACCAAGAAGTTGATAAATCAGAGGAAATTTTTAAGAAGCATGAGGTAGCAATTAAATCTTATCAAAATGAGAAAAGCTTAAATGCTCACTTCAATTATTTGAACACCAAAGATGATTTAAAATATCTTGAAACTAATGCTCCTCTCTTTTTATCAAAGCTTAATGTAATGAAGGCTAAAAAATTGGAGGAATTTAAAGATGGCAAATAAACAACCCGTTGACAGAGCTAAGAGACTAAGAAACGCAGGATGTTTTGTTGCGAAAGATATATCAAGTCAAAAATTTGGTCGCCTTACCGCTATAAGATTTTCACATTTATCTCAAAATAAAACCAAATTACATTACTGGCTTTTTAAATGCGATTGTAAAAATGAAAAAATTCTTTCAAAAAATGAAGTTGTAAGAGGAAAGGCAAAATCATGTGGCTGCTTGTTTCGAGATATGGGCACAACTCATGGATGCACTAATACCCTAACATATCAATCGTGGGAATCTATGAAAAAAAGATGTCTAAATAAGAACAATAGGTTTTACAAAAATTATGGTGGGCGAGGAATAAAAGTTTGTGATAGATGGCTAAATTCTTTTGAGAATTTTTTAGAAGATATGGGGAAAAAGCCTATAAGAAAAACAATTGATCGTATTAATAACAATGGAAATTATGAGCCTTCAAATTGTAGATGGATTACAAAAAAGGATCAATGCAACAATAAATCTAATAATCTGAGTATAAATTTTAAAGGCAAAACCCAGAGCCTTACGCAATGGTGTGAAAAGTATAAATTAAAATATAATTCAACTTACTATCATATAAAAAAGGGCAAAGATATAAAACAAATTCTTAAAATGAGGGGGATTGCATGAATAACTTTAAACAGCCGTCTAAATTTCAGCCGGGAATTTATTTTAATATATCAAGCGAAGATTATCACAATGACGGGGCAATTAGCTGCTCAAACATTAAAGACCTGTTAATTTCTCCTCTAAAATACTGGAATAATTCACCACTAAATCCAGATAGAAAAAGAAAAGAAACAGCAGCTAAATCAACTGGCACTGCTCTTCATTGCTTGTTAATGGAAAAGGAGAAGTTCAAGCAAGATTATATTGTATTGCCAAAACTAGATATTGATTCAGATTTTTATAGAAAGGAAAGTCAAAACCCGAACTTCCTTTCTAATTACGCACTCCGCAAAACAAAAGATGCTAAAACCTTTGAATATATTGGCTCTAAAACTGTAATTAATGAAAAAGATTTTGAAGAAATTAAATCTGCCGTCGATAGTTTCGAAACAGAAACAGCAGCAAGTGAATTATTCCGAGATGGATATGCTGAAGTAAGTATATTCTGGCGTGATGAAGAAACTGGCTTAATGTGCAAATGTAGGCCGGATTATTTAACTCCTAATTATGTAGCTGATTATAAATCTATAGCTGATATTGAGAAAATTGGCCGCGATTTAGTCAGCTATAAATATCATTTCCAGGCGGCTTTCTACTTAGAAGGATTATCGCAACTAAGAAAAATAATAAGCAGTCCTCTTACTGAAATTATACACAATAATTTCATCTTCGCCTTTCAAGAAAAAGAAGCCCCTTATTTAGTTCGATTAAAAACATTAAGTGAGGAAGTATTAGATATTGGACGCCAGAAATTCAGATTAGGCTTAGAGATTTATAAAGAAAACATTGAAAAATATGGGACTGAGAGATGGGAAGATAATTACAGAAGAAAGGGTGAGGGTGAAATAGAAATACTAGGCCTAGTCAATTTACCAAGTTACATTCAATATATATAATATATGACCACAAAAATACACACATTAAAGAAAGAATCCAAAGAAAACTGGCTAGATAAAGCAAGTAAAGTCAGTCAAGATATTCATGATATTTTAACCAGCAATATAGAAGGCGGTAAAAATGTTGTGATAACTATAACAAATAGAATTAATGATAAAGAAATTAAAATGATCGAAGAATGTTATCCAAACCAGGTAATTTATGAGTAAAGACCCAAGACAGACTGATATTGAAGATTTTATTAACCCTGAACTAAATTTTATGAAAAATAAGAAAAATACAGGACACAACTCCAGCGCAGATCAATTAAAGCAATACATTGAAGGAATCGAAAACTATGAAAACCAGAAAAAAGATATTTCTGAAAGTATCAAGGAAATTTTCGATAATGCTAAATCAGCGGGTTTTGACGTTAAAACTATACGTAAAATTATCAAATTAAGAAAAACTGATCCCGCAAAGGCACAAGAAGAACAATATTTATTAGAAACATATTGTGAAAGTTTACAGATGGATTTGTTTAAATAAGGCTGGCCAAGCTTATATGAGGCAAAAAGCACTTTGTGCAATTTTATTAACTTTAAATTTTAGCTAAAATGACAAAATTAAAAATTGATGATTTAACTTTTGGTGAAATAAAAGAAATTTCTAAAATATTCAGCAA